AAGAATGTTTTTAGTTTAGTTATCATGTCTGATGCTGCGTTCATATTGCTGTTGTTTAATAAAGTCCTGTTCGTCCTGATTGAAAGGCCAGCGTGGGTCGTCCACATCATCATCCATCAATACCTCGCCTTTGATGTCGGCCTCGGTTTCCATTAATTCGTACCGTTCATCATCTGTGAGCGGGGTGTTGTCGATTTGTTCGTTTGGGTTCATGGCTATTCGGTCTTATTAAGTGATGTTAATATACTTACTGCGTTTTTAATTCTGTCCATTTCATTCTTACATTGTACGCATGGGTGTACGATTATTTCTACATTTATTTCGTATGCAGATTTTGCATTAACTTTAGATGCGCGGCTGCTGAATGTTAGTTTTTGTCTTGGATGTTGTGAGCAGTAAAATGAAACATCCATTTTGTCCCTTGTTGAGTCCTGATTCATAATTTCTATTATTTAAACATTGGAGCCATCGAATAAGTACCTAAAGCCATTACATACTCGGAACCGTCATACGATTTTTTTACTTTCTTTTTGAAAGGCGCTTCGTTATTAAATTGAAGTGTAACGGTATCGTTTTTTCTGTCTAATACTTTTACTGAAAAGATACAATTTGAATCACATACTGATTTTGCTGTGATGGTGGTGTTGGGTTTTATTGTAGTTGTCATGGCTTCGGGTGGTTTATCTGATTTGATGGTACAAATATAGTATATATAATATATACGAAACAAATCTTTTTTGTTAAATCGGCTGAAACGCACGCCCAGTAAGGCTATAAATTTATTAAGGTAGTGCAAAAAATGCACAAACTGACCCTGTTTTAAAAGAAAAAAGGCGACAACAGCCGCCTTTATACCCAAAACTAAACAATTTTACATGAATAACCCTACAAAGATACTTATAAAATCTTACCCTTGTAAATCTCTTTTAAACCAACATTAAATGAACCATCTTTCTTTGTGGTGATATGTGCGAACCCGTGTCCGTGCTTTGTGTTGAAAGGGTCATAATCCGGTGCTAATGTGCAAAGGCATCCGACACTCCAACATCCGATAATATCCCCTTTGATATTGCGCTCTGGGTGGTAACTATTCTGATGCACATGACCGATAATCATGTTAGACTTTGTCTTTAAGAATACACCTCGTGCGGGGTTCACAGGTGAAAATATGCCTTTGATAATTAAATGCCCGTGCGATAACTGCAACTTACCAGCAAGTAAGATCACATTTTCAGGTAAAAACTCAATGCCCCGTTCCCTTAACTTTAAGCGGGTGGGCAGGGTGTAGTATTCATCATCAAACAACATCGGTGCGTTCTTCATCAAATACCGCTTGTACCACGCATCATGATTCCCTTCAAGCCAGTATATTTTCACTCCGGGAAACTTCTTAATAAGCATATCTAAAAAATCTTCAACCATCCCAAACCAATCTTTTACATCGGACTTGCCCGGTGGCGGTGCATCATGTCGTGTAAACGGTTCATTGTCCAATATATCCCCACCCAAAACAATGCAGTTCACTTGCTTGTCTTTCCCGTACTTTAGGGCGCACGTTAAGGCCTCTTTGTCATGGTTAGGGAAGTGTATATCGGAAATCCACAAAACGCTGTCTAAATGCTTGGGAATGCTTTTAAACTGCCGTTCTTTTCCTTTGCTATCCGGTAAGTCAAAAGGGTTGCTATTATGTTCAATGTGTGCAGGCGTTTCTTCTTTGCGTGATGGTATTGTGTATTTCATTACTACATCCCTTGCACGATCAAAACTGCTAAACACAGTAGGGTATTCTTTGTGCAGGTAGCTTGCAATTGTGCGTTTTGATGAATTAGGAAACTTTTTAATAGCCATTAAAGCAAGTTCCCCCGCTTGTGTTCGTTTACGTCCGGCCATCTTGTAATTGAATTAGGTTAGTATTATCCACTCTGCGGTATTGTTGCGACCATAACAGATTGGTGAGAATTATAGCTTTTGTCTCTACTTCTTCTTCTTCGGCTTCGGGGAATAGTAAATGAAAAGATTCATGGATATATGTCTCTAATAACTTTTTTCCGTGCTGTCTTATATCCACTTCTATCGAAAATTCCCCTATATGCGCCTGACCCCATGCCCGCTCACGGCCTAACTTGGTATGTATTACTTTTATCCGTTTGCGCTTTGTCATATTAGCGGTGTGGTGGTTTGATAACTTCATGCAATTTAAGACCGACACAGGTGGCAATAACTAACATACTACCGTCCTGTATGAAGGTGAATAACTGAATGTGTCCATCGCAATACGTATAACCCAAGTTTAACAACGTGTATTTTATCAACCCGACAAATAAAGAGAAAATGACCGTTAGAGTGATCTTATCGGTATTGGCTGACGTTTCAATTTTCTTTCTGTGCGCTACCCACGCATACCACAGTACATAGGCTAACCCGTCTATCATAAAGAGAATGCCCAAAATATTACTATTCATCGCCTTTCTCCTTTCTGCCCCTGCGAATAAAGGCCTCTATATAATCCCATGCAAGCGAGACAGATTTCTTCACAAGGGAAGTAATTATCTCATTTGCCAGTAGGGTGCTGATAGCCACAATGTAATCCACGTACTGCAATAAAAACCCTTGTGTTTCGGTGTGCCTGATGATAACCCCTACCATCGCCCCGAAGATAACTGACCCAAAGAATTTAATAAACTTATCCCATGCGCTGCCTTCCTGTGGAACAAAGATAGCACGGACAACGGATGCCCCGCCTGCTATTCCAAGCGACACAAGGCAACCGTCTATAAATTCTTTAGTTGTCATACGCTTTAAACATTGCGGCCTAAAGTGGTTTGAAATGCTTGTACTAATGTATAAAGACTTGCTGATTCGGTAGCATCTAATCCCTTGCCGATAAAGGCAAATGATATTTCACGGGTTGAATGATAGTTTATTGTCCCATTTATGTTATATGCACCCAAAACTACATTTATATTTGGCCTTGTCCCGCCGGGTGTGGCCTGTGTGGTTCCTATTTGATATCCGTTTTTGTACGCCTTTAAATCAGTATTATTTAATCGTACCGCTGCATAAAATCCTTTTGTTTCGGCATTGGCAACAATAATACCGGATGTTTGGTCCCAAGCGTAAGCTGCCGCCATACCATTGTACCCGGAATTTATTGCAAATGCTGCTGAGGCGGCTGTTAGACATCCCATATCTACAAACGGTTGATTGGCGTTATCCGGTGTGTAATACCCTAAGCTTCCCTCATCATTACTCGTCAATCCTGTGAATGGGTTAAAATTAGTATCGGCATAGGCATTTACACCGTTAGGCTTTGCACCTGTCGCAGAATGTATCCATCCCCCCTGAAAATTTAATCTGTAGGCAGCGTTAATATCTAATGGGTTTTTAAGGTTGAATTTATGTGATGTCGCACTACCTCCCACCATAGGATATATAGTAAGTAATTTACTCCACAGGTTTACGCCTTTCAATCCAACTACAAGCGTATCTAATGCGGCTTGCTGTACTGGGTCCGTTATCCCTGCTGCTGCGATAAAGGCATCGCTATCAGGGTCAGTATTGACAAATGAACCTGAAGCCGCCAATGCTTCCCACCAACTACCATTTATAGTATGTGTAATGCCTAATGCATAGCATAATGCTATTAACCAACTTCCATTTACGGGTTCTGTCGCACCTGCGTACTCTGCTAACGCCTGTAACCAACTGCCATTTACGGTATCTGTGATGCCTAAACTTTCGGCAATGGCCTGCAACCAACTGCCATTAGATATTGTTGTTACTGAATTAAGGTTCGCCCATTTAACGATTGCACTTTTTATTAATGGTATAACATCAAAATCAAAGAAATCTGATATAACTGCATAACCAGCATCGTTAGGATGTAGATAGTTCCCACTTATTTCAACTAATGCTAATGGATCTGGCTGCTCTACCATCCACTCGTAAACATCGGCTAAATTGCAACCCTTTAATAATGCTAAGTCAAAAACTTTCTGCCGAAATGCAAGGTGTTTTACCAATGTGCCATCTGTATCTACATTGTATGCTTCAGGATTCACATAGTAAGGTGTCAGTATAATAATATCTTCATACGCATAACCTTTGGTATTATGTAAATAATCCAATTTAGCAATATAGTTGGTATAAAAATCTGAAGCCGATATACTGGCTGCAAAAATATCGTTTATGCCAAATGCCACAAACATGTATTTTATTGATTCTGTCTTTGCGGGTATTGTTGTCCAATCGAAGTCATCTACACGCTTGCCGTTTACACCTTTATTATCTTCTGTGCATTGATAACTTGCACATAACAAAGAAGTCCATCTGTGGGCGGTGTCGCTTGCATTATAGCCATAAGTAATAGAATCACCTGCAAATACTAAAGTATCTGTAGATATTGGTATGCCTTTTGGAAAAGTAAATTTATTCATTAGGTAAATATATTATTACAAATATCGCCATCATTAAATACTGTGATTGTCAAGTCTGCTATATGACCGCTTACAGTGTCCAGTTGTGCGTCTACAAATGGCTCGAAGTTATTACTGCTGCTTATTTCATAGTTATAATCTTCACTCTGATTGCGTATTTTATCAAACACATCGGCAAGGATTAGAGCGGTATCGCTTAATACTTCGATCTGATTCGTGCCATCGTGGTTATCCAAGTCCATCATGATGAATGTGAACCGATAATCCATTCGCTTGCCTTGCACATCTAAACTGCCACCATTAGGCACTACCCACAGACACGGATATTGCAAAGCCTCCGATGCGCTGAAGTCGTAACGTTGGCCGGCAGCAAACTTATTTATTTGGCTGTGCGCTTCCGCTACCGTTTGTATTACTTGCAATAATGCGTTTATAGACAGCATCGTTAGTGTTTTTTATAAAGTTTAATAACTTCGTTTTATTTTTAGTCCCTTTGCCTCTTGTTTTAGCCATATACTTACGGGTTCTTTTCGTTGTAGTTTGGTTTGTCGCAATAATCCATGCCCAAAAACATACCTCCGGTGTAAGCCGATTTCTTTGCACGGATGTTGCTGTGCGTTCCATCGCTTAACGGATATTCGGGAAAATGCGAAGGGTTATCCATCAAGTAGTTTATCATGCGCTGTGCGTACCATTCCGCTTTATTCATAAGGTTTTCACTTAACATTGCGATGTCATCAAGTGAGATAGGCTGTGCGTTATCTGCTGACCGTGTTGCAATGCTTTTATTCATCATTTTAACGGTCATAGGGATACACAAGTCTGCCAATACATAGTACTTTAAGCACGGCTGGATATAGTTATCAATAAGGCCCTTATAATAAGAATTACCCCCGCTTCCGATAGTGCCCGCACTAACTAAAGATTTCACCTTGTTGTATAGGTTGCTGCCTAAATAGGATTGCAGGTGCATATCCTGCGCCTCAAGTATTGCCGGGCCAATCAGTTTAGAATCCACGTTATCGTTTAAGATTGTGGTATCTTTTATTGCCTGTTCAGAAATTAGATATACTGCCATGTTCTTAAATTCTTACTTTACGTTTTACGATTTGTTGTGCCCAGAAATGTCTGCAATACGGTGTGTTTACATCAGTTTTAGGGTTATGATACCACCCGCCCCGCTGTGTCCATACGTTGTACCCTGCACGGTCGCTGATGGCATCTATATCCTCACGGGTGTATAGTCTGTCCATCTCCATCACCTTTGCACAGAAAGGTCGGTTTCTATTATCAACAGGGCCGCTATACCGATACTTCACAAAGATTTCAGTCGCTAAAATATCTTGCTCGGAAATAGTCTTTAGTCCACGGTCGGTTATTGTGATATTACCCTTTTTCTCATCTATTTTAATAACACCACTTTCGGAAAGGTATTTAAGGGAAGTATTTACATCTTCAACGCTCACCCCTGTAAGGTCTGCTATCTCGGCAATGGTTAGTTTATCGTTTTCCTTTATCGCACCCAGTACCTTTGCATCGGTATCCGATATATCCACGTTTAACGGCTCGGCAAACTCGAAGTCATATATGAAGTCTTTTAAAACCCCATCTTCTTTTTCCACTTCATCACCGAACCGCAGGCGTTTTGTCTTAATAACTCTGAAGTTTTTAGCTGGTTCGCCAAATTCGGCAAAGATGGAAAGTACATCTTCTTCAGTCCGTTGCTTTGCCATTGCTGCGGGTTGCGCCTGTTGGCCTGCGGTGTTGTCGGTATTGCTTCCCTTATCAATCGCTACCTGTGGTGCGCCTTGCCAGTATTTCAACAATAGGTTAAACACACGTTCAATAACGTTCACTTTAGGCTTTATGTAGTCGGTATAAAATATCTCTTTGCTGTCAATCAAATCCTGACGGCTTCCTAATTGCCCGGCTTCTTTTACTCCGAAGATAGAAGGGTTGGTAACACGGTGGCCTATAAATATTTCATCTGAAACGGTCTTGTAAAGTTCAATGTATTGCTTATCCAAGTCATCAGGCTGAAGTCTTAATATCTCCGGCTTCTGGTCGGGCTTATCTACAAAGTTCAAAACAAATCCACCTGCATTATCCGTGCCTGTGTGCTTCTTCTTAATGTTACGTTCTATTGCGGCCTGTTCTTCTTGTGTCGGTTGCCCGTTAAAGAAGGTTACAATAGTACCAACTGAAAAGTTAGACTTAATATTGTTATAGTGGAAATTAGATATTTCCGTATCTATCTCGATGTACTGCTTTGCCCCAAAATAATCTGGTAAAGGGTAATGCAATAAGTCAGGGCGGTAATCCTTGTAAAACAACACCTGTGATTCGCCCGCTGCGTTCTTTGGATTAAAGGCGGGGTATTTAGTTATCTCATTCGCCTTTGTGTACGCCCCCCACTTCGCATTGCGGTAAAACTCCCCGCCTGTCTTACTTACCCGCATCTCACGAAAAGGCAAGTGGTACATCTCGATAATATTCGTACCTGCACGATTCCAAATAACATTGATATAAACACCGCCAAACAGTACCAGGTCGGTAGCCACTTTATGCAGCAGGTCATTAGCCGTTTCAAAAGGATTAGGGTTTTCGATAAATGTCGCTGTACTGGATGGATTGTAAACAAACCCATTGCCCCGTATCATATCAGCCTTACCTGTAACAATAGCGTTGTGCTTTGCGCTTCGGTTAAAAAGGTCAATCAGCACATCGGGATAGTTATTCTGTTCACCGTTCATTACCCAATCCTTTCCCTGCACCTCTTTGAACACGGGCATCTTATCATCAGAAAATCCGATGTTTATTAACTTGTATTTGTCCTCTTTATTTTCCATTTATTAGGGTTGTGTATAGTTGTTCCCTTATCCCGTTCACCTTCATAATCTCAAATCTTTGTACTGATTCTCTCAATTTCTCACTATAATCATATAGTAATTCGGGGGAATTGTGCAGTTTTGTGATGGCATCATACCACTCGTATTTGTTATTAACAAACAATACTTCATTATCGGTGAAGTCATCTGAAAACGGGGGCACTCTGTCTGCTATGCAAACGCACCCTTTAAACCCGGCCTCAATTATCTTTAGTGAAGATTTGCGGTTATTAAATGGTGTATCAATAAGCGGTGCAAGGGCAATGTCTATTTGCTCGTAAATATGACCATAGCCGTACACTTTTTGCGAAGGTATACGTACATACTTTTTGTATTTACCACTATCAGTAAACCACATCTCAAACGCTGCGTAAAACTCATTCAATGTCCAGCCACCTAATACCAATGTAATTTTATCGGCCTTGTGTATGCGTTTAAACGTACCTTCCAACTGCTGTATATCAGCAAGGTGATGAACACCACCCACCCATCCCACAACGGGATCCTGAAAGTTCTTTTCAGTCCGCAACCATTGCGGCTGTTTTGAGTCTAATGCGTTCGGTACGATAACCACGTTACGGTTATACCTCTTTATCTTATCAGCAAGCCTCTGATTTGTGGTAGTTACAGCTGCTGCATTCTGCATCAATGCAATCCAACGTTTCGCTGTGTTATCAAAGTTTTTGTGCAGTACATGATACCTATCCATTACCCAGTAGTCATCAATATCTACTACATACGGCAAACCCATTTTATTTAACCGCTTTATTTGCCCGGTAACGTCATGAATGCAAGCATCACGGCTAAACACTAACAACTGCATCTTGTGCAGCTCTGTGTCCTCTATGCCGTCTAATATGGTGCTTTGTGCTAAATCAAACCCTTGCAAGTTGTGCATGGGTATTTCAATGCGGTGGTATGCACATCCGTCTACTTCTTCGGGGATTAAATGTAGTATCAATTATAGATTGTATTGGTGTTATCTTCGCTGTCGTACACATCATTGACCGTTGCTGTTTCATCTACAACTTTCATCACTCCCTTTTCAACTAATCCGGTAGCAAGTGCAGGGTCTAAATTCACATCATCATCTTGTTCGTAAACTTCATATTCCCATCTGCCAGGCGTTAGTATTAAGTCGGTCGGTTCTACCAACGTGAAGCGATTATACCTTGCCGTGTATTGACTGATGTCTGTTAGTACAATAGCTAACTTTTCACGGGTGGTATACGATTGAAAAATGAATAGAAAGTAAGGCACGGTAAGAGTGCATTTTTCTGATAGTGTCAGGGTGAATGTGTTTGACTGACCTTTAATAATTAATATCATTTTTTTCGTTTTACAAGATTAATAAAAAAAGGGGTGAATCAATGCGAAACACCCCCTTTCATGAACAAAAGTTATGAACCAATACGAACCGTTACAATCCTAATGAAGTCGCTACACCTGAAGTAACAATCAACGGCATATCTTCCTCAACCGCTTTGAAGGAGATGTTCCATCCGTTAAAGTCTCCCATCGCTGTACCTGTGGCTCCGGCACCTGTGGTAAGGTCGCAACCGTTACCCTCTCCTAATAGCCAGTAAGTACCGTTACGATCAAGGGCAATAATAAGCAGGGTGTTTTGTGCAAGGAGTTTTATCTCATTGCGTTTGTACACTTCCAACTTATTAAGCTGAATGGTAAGGTCTGTTTCGTAAAAGGTAGTTCCGTTTGCTTGGTTAGTTTGTACGGTGGTGGTGAATTGAGATGTCGCTTTACGCAGTTCATACTTAAAGAAACTCTTACCACCTGCCAAAGTCCATGCTGTTACCGTGCCGGATGTGCTTTTTGTTATCGTGCCTTTTGCTGAAGACTCCACAAGATAAACGGCTTTTATACCACCTACCGAATCTTTACAGTCAAGGGCGAATGCTGTTGTTAATACGCATGCCATTTTTTATCTGTGTGTTATTAAGTTTAAAAAAAGGCACGGGCGAAGCTGTTACACCTCACCCATGCCCGTTATTGTTTTACACCAGTTTGAATGATGTGATTTCTGAAGGGATGGCTACCTGTACCCCGGCTTTGAATGATGCACGGAAACGTGTTTCTACATTATCTTCGCTGTACCAAATCTTAAAGTTTTCTTCTTCATTCAACAGGTCAGTACCTATGTAGAAGTTAGAAGTACGCCCGGCAAAGATGCGGGAAGTTCCGGTCAGTCCATCCAATGCAACAAGTTTAAGGTTTGTACCCGGTATCACAATCTCGAATGAACCTGTGGCCTGTCCGTTGTATGAGTAAAGGTTTGCGCTAACAAGGGCTGCTTGGTATAAGCGCCATACATCAGTACCGCACATCATCACGGCATCCGATGCACGAAGTATCTGTGCAGGGATAGCGGCATAGATGGCATTTACAATAGCAACCACGTTGCTCGAAGTGATGCCTGTTCCGGTTGTTACACTTCCGGTGTTACCGTTTACGGCTGTACCGGCTGCGTCAATCAGTTTAATGAATCCGTCAAAGCGTTTAAGGTTGGCATTCCATGAAGTGGTATCACCTTGCCAGTAGGCCACCTCAAGTTGCTGTGCAATGGTATCGGCTTTCAGTTCCGAATACATCTGCTCGAATGGAATGCTTTGTCCGTCTGCTGTGCCGGCATTCATCATAGTTTGGAAGTAGTAAGCCTCAAGGTCTTTAAGACACAGGCTTTCCATCACGGCAATGCTGCCAACTGTGATGTTACGTTGTGTAACGGTAGTAGTGCCTGATGCGTTCCAGCTACAAGCGTCTGCCTGAAATTGTGCTGTGGTAGCAAGGTAAGAAATAGCGGCACTCGTTTTGATGCCGGATTGTTTGGTCAATAATGACCCTGTTTGTGACCCGTAAAGGGTACGCATAACCAAAGGTATTTTGTTTTGCTCGGTGTATGCTGTGAGTGTTCCTACTGAAAATCCCATTTTAAATAATGATTAGATTGTTAATAATTTGAATGTTTATTTTTTGAATGACTTTAAAGCCTCGGCCATTGCCTGAAGTTTATCTGTCGGGTCTGCTTTTTTGAACATGGCATCGATCGGGGCTGGTTCTGTTTTTGGTGGGGTGTTGTTGAAAGTTTCCACAAGTTCAACCGTTTTCATAAATGCCTCTTTTGTTGCATCCATTTCTTTTCTGAATCCCGAAACTAACGCGGTAACGCTTTGCATTTCGGTTTCTTTTTGCTTCGCTTGCAACTGCCATGAATACATATCTGTAAACATGAATTTAACAACTTGCACCAATGCTGACACCTGTTCTTCTATTGTGCCTGTTGCAAACTTCATTAAATGCGCTTCGGCATCTTCTACTTTTGTAAATTGTGCCTGCATTCCCTGTTCAGGTGCTGCGCTTTCTGCGGGTGGCATAACTGCTGAAATAGTACCGCTTGCAACGGTGATAACAGTTCCATCTTCCATCTCATAATTGCCGTCTGGTGCGATGGTTTCGCCTTCGGGTGTTACCACGTACAGCTCACCACCCATTGCCAAATCTCCCTCGTATCGGGCAATAGTGCCGTCTTTAAGAGTTATTTCATTCTTTGGGTTTTCGGTTCCCGGTGCTTCGGTTTCTTCACCTGCAGGTGCAGCGGCCTCGAATTTGATACC